GCTTCCAAATAAGCGTTTAACGGCTGACCAGCCGCACCGTGAGTGCTGTTCATCTGAAACAGCTTGCTGCTTTCCGAACCTGCGGCGTAAACACCGATGCCCTTATTGGTTGTGTTTAGGCTAGACGTTGACCAATATTCGTTGCTGTTTGCCCATGTGAGGTTGTTGGCGTCCCACCCGCCAGTCGTGTCAAGTACATCGCTGGATGTCAGAGAGCGAATATTGGGCAGATCGATAAACGTGAAGGCGTTCTGCGCCCAATTGTAAATTAAAGCCCTATTGGCGCTTAAAACATTGTCAGCGTCTTCGTCGGCATAGCATATCCACACTTCTGATTTATCTTCTACGGTGTGGCAGAAGACAGATCGGGTATCTTGAACAGCGTTGAAGAATGTTCTTCGCACTCTGTTATCAACAATTGATTCTTTGCTGTTGCCATCGTGAACATAGATGTCGTTGTTGCCGACCACCAAATGCTTGTTGAAAAAAGCAGCAACCGCCCCTCTGTTAATAATGCCGTCATCAGCAAAAACTTCGCGGAAGCTAAATACAAAAGGTGCGCCGATAAAGTCCATCGCAAATACGCCCGACTCTGCATAAATTATCTGTGAGTTGTTGAGCGGCAACTGATCTATTAATTCGCCATTATTGCCAGACAGAACATTCTCGCCTGCTAGGTTCGTAGTTGATGTAATGCTGTAATCGCCGGGAACAGATGTTGGGTTATATTCGTCCGACCAACGCACGGTGTATGGATGCTTGGTCGATGATGTTTCGTAACCAGCCATAATTAGAAAACTGCGATAAGGCTTTATGCAGTTGCTTGTCACAGTTGAGGGCCAGTTTGGTAAGTCAGCAAATCGTGTTCCAGTTGGCAACATATACTGTGGCGTCTGGCTACCATTATTAAGCATCATAGCAAGACCTAACTGCTCCGACTGCCACCGTGGTGAGTTAGAATAATTAGTAGCGTCACTTGTCTTTGTCACGTTGGCAACTGCCGTACCGTTATACCGATACAGCTTATTCAGAGAACCGATTATGACTGTGTTGTTACCAGCGTATCGCCATCCCTGCACATGCGTTGGTGAGAAGGGTAGCGCGTTTGAAATGCTATGCCCCAAAGCTTTGCCAATACGGCCTTCATGGAACTGCACGTTGTTGCCGTCAGGAAACTGCGTCAATTCTAAGTCATAGGGGTCTTGGTCGGTTACTATACCGCCACTGCCAATTTTCCGAAGCGGGACAAATGCCATTATTTAGTAACCAATCGCAATGAAGCTAAAAGTCTTAGCAGTACCGACACCATTTGTGACGGTAAATCCTGTGGTCGATGGCGCAGATGTACCCAAAGACCAGTTGTCATGGGTTGCTCTTCCGGTGTCCTGCATGGTTGTCACGACTTGAAAACAGGCATTTCCAAAGCCAGTTGGAAAGCTAATAGCGTGATTTACAGCGTCACCGGGTACAACCGCGCTGCCCCACATAATTCCTAAACCATTGCTCAAACTAACATATCCGTTAGCCGTCAAGCTTGATGTTGCGACCTTTAAATAGCTTGCGCCAGAGAGTCCGTCAAGCAGGTCTGCGTCAAGACCGGAGCCTGCACCGTCAACTGTTTTTATTTTATTGAGAACATCAGCCGCTGTGTAAGCACTCGTCGAAACTCTCGCATTAAGCGCAGCGTCAAGTCCGACAATTGTAGATAGCGTGTGTGAGTGGCTATCATTTTTAATTTGTGCGTTAATTTCGATATTCGTAGATCCATCGAAAAACGCTGATCCAGTTAAGTCTGACGCAGGGGCAAAGCCGATAGAACGTGAAGTTTCTAGCTTTGTGGCAGTTGCGGAATTACTAAATGTTTCAAGCTTTGTATTAAGCGCAGCTTGTAGCCCCGTAATATTAGCGATGGTGTGGGTGTGTGAGTTATTCGCCACCGTAGCATCTAGCGTTACGTTTGTGCTGCCGTCAATGCTCACCGAGCCTGATAGGTCGCCAGATAAAAGCAAAGTTCTTGCGGTAGTCCACTTCCCTGCCGAAGTTACTGCGGCTCCCGAAACAGTAGCTTCAATACGCGCTAGTTCAACTCCTAAATCTGTAATGTCAGCCATCTGATGCGAGTGCAACGACCCATCAATAGTGCATGTAATTGTTGGGTTCGATGATCCATCGAAAGACGCAGTTCCTGTTACATCGCCAGCTAAAGCAATCGTTCTGGCAGTCTGTAACTTAACAGCCTGCGCCGCCAAAGTGGCGTTCGATGCGGTGGAGGCATTGCCTGTCAGGCTACCAGTAACAGCACCTGAAACTGTAATGTTTCCAACAATAAGATTGGTCGCAGTAAGCTGTGACGCAACAAAGTTTCCACTTGCATCTCTTTTGACCACCGCATTTGCGGTATTCAAATGAGTTGCGGTATTAGCTAGTGCAATACCAGAGTTTATCTGCGTATGCGTTGGAGTAACTGCACCCGCGATGGCTGGAAATGTAAGTTTGATAGCATTTTTTGTAAGTCTAATGTGATTATCGCCATCGCCAACATTGTCACTAGACGTTGGGTTAGTCGCTACTAGTCCATCGATATAGGTTGTCGTTTCTAGTGCCATGTTACTTATTCCTTAGATTCATCAGCTTATCGGCTCCGCGAATACCGAAAGACGATGAGACTGCTATAAATAGCAAATATTGATACCACTCTGGTAATCCACCGAGTGCGTTAAGACCTTCTTTGACTCGCAGGATAATTGCAGGATCATCCACCGCGATTGAGTACCCGATAAAGAAAATTGGAGCCGATAGCACTATTACGAAAAACTCATCTTTATAGCTATCGGCTGACGCAGCAGCCATTTTGGTTTCCCAATCGGCATTATTTTGTATCGTTGACATTGTTGCGTCATGCTTGGCAGCTTTTACTGCGGCCTTATTCGCAAGGTAAGTCTTGCCAACGTCCGTTACTGAGCCTAGAACCATACTTAAAATATTCATTAATACGTCCAAATTACCGGAGTGTCGACGCGGCTATCTACATGCACAAAGGTCTTAGCGACTCCGACAGAAAATCCCATCGCTGTAGCATGTTTGACAATATCGTGCTTCTGCTTACCGCTTGATACTGCTATATCTGCAGCAACGCCTTTGGTGTGATACCCACCACCAGAAAGCTTATTTATTTCAGCCGAATGTGACGTATCTCTAAATCCAGATGTCACGATAAACGGCCATCCGCATGCTTCTCGGAGGTGATCGAGTTTTTTGATAAACTCGTCTTCCATGAAGTTAGCACCTGTCTCTTGGCAGTCGAAGTCTGATACGTCAAAGTATTTGTACTCGCTCATAAATATTGTCCTAATACCGCGTCAAGGCTTTCTATTTCACCGCGCTCAGTCATCTGATCTTCGCGTATCCTGCACAATTTTTTAACGTCTGAAACTTTCCTAAAAAATACTAATCTGCGTGGAAGCGATACAAGCGCAAAGAAATCAACCTCAGTTTCTAAATAGGCTCCAGCCTTATTGCTAGTGTGGAATCTCCAATAACGGCATCCGTTAATGACGTTGACGCTATCGCACGTCTTTACCTGACATTTTAGAAAACTGCCGCCGTAGCTTTCAGCTACAAGGTCATATGGGCTTGGAATATTTGGAAAGGCTATCGCCTTGAAATGGCGTTGTAGCACTGCCGCCGCCAGGTACTCGCCAGCTTGGCCGACTTGCAGACAATCCTGATTATATGGGATACACGATCCTTTTGGTTGTATATTCTACCATTAGTTGAATGCATAGCCAAAAATCCGCTACTTTTCAGCTTTATTTACATCTTTTCTAAAAACTCTCTTCACTGTGTCGGTTTCAATAATCCGAATGCCGAGCCAGACGATTGTGAAAAGTGATGCGGTTGGTGGTAACCAAGCGGCGAGACTTAGGACGCCTGTGGATGCGGCGGCAATGTCTATTATTTCTTTTGGATCAGCCATTTAAGTAACCTGCGGTAAAATTAAAAAGTAGTAAGCCAACGCTGCGCTCAGAATTACGCAGACAGCACCCAATACGTTTTTGAAAAGGGTGTCAATCTTGGTAATTCTTCGCACCTTCGCTAAGCGTATTTGTTCGAGTTTGAATTTGTGGTTCGCCAGGGATTTCGATTGCAAAAACAGCATGTCCCTCCACACTTGAGGAGGAACACTGCGCTTCAAAGCTCGCTCTTTCTTTTTGATATCATCGCGAATCCAAGCGAGAGAAAGCGCCTCTTCTTGTGTCAAAACTATGCCGTCCTTGGCATCTGAGGTTTCAGATTCAATCGTTTCAACGGCAGCTTTACTTGCTGTCAACGTGTCAAAAACACCAGCGAGGCCAGTTAGGTTTTCTCCAGATTCCTTTACGGTTTTAATACCATCGTTAAGGGTCTTGAGTACACCGACCACCACTGAGATTTCAGCGAGCATGTTAGTCCCCTAAAGTAGGCCGAGTAGACGGGAAAAGGGCTTCACCCTCTTCGTCTGTAGCAGCAGGCCAGTTTCGCAGGGCTGTACGGTAAAGCAGGATATTGTCACGATTCGGATAATCTGGGACATAAGCTGCAATGTCTGTAGATAGCAATTCTGCATCTCGCCATTGCTTTGCGTATACTTCTTGAGTTTCAAGCACTTGTTCATATATAAC